TAACGACACGATTAGATCCGCTGGAGGACTAAAGTTTTCGCGCAATGGTACGGCCCTGCTTCATTTGGGTGGTGGATATATTGCAGCTTTGAGGATTGAGCGAGGGGTGTTGTCTGTTAGGACGATAATTTTGCGGGGTGGCAAGAGGGAGGTTGAAAGGGTTGCAGCTTGTTGAGGTTAGTGGCAGGGGAGCGATATTAATGCTTTCACAGCTTTCAGAACAGGAACTAAGTGAACTGGGATTTTACGAGATACTTCTTGAATGTGTGCGGGAGCAGGAAGTAAGGGAAAAGAGACTAATGCAGTTTATCGAAGAACTTAGTATAACAGACCTGCCGGGTTTTTATGGCCCTGATATACGAGATATTGAAAACCCTCCGCTATGGCGCATGGTCAACTTCAAAACCGTCAAGGATGCCAGAAAGTCAACGGCTAGGAATTTTAGGCGGAATAGCTGGCATAGGCCGAGAAGTAGGCTTTGGTCAGGCGAGAGGAAAAGGGAGGCGTGAGTTATGTCAACAGCATGTATGGTAGCAGGAAGAGGAAGCAGATTGCCCCAGGATGTAGTTGGTGTCTTTATTACTGGAGCATATTCTCCTGGATATATACCGCAAGCGTTTAGTATACCCTTTCTTACCGATTTACCTGCGCCTGATAAAATGATTAGGCCGGTAAAAAGAAAGGCTAGGACTAAGCCAGTAGCTAAAGCCAAGCGTAATAATAAACGCGTTATCGCCAGGCTTAAAAGGCGCAGGCGGAAGATGGCCAAAGCGTCCAGGGTGAGGAATAGGAGGTAAGTTATGTTTTGGATGGTAATGGGTTTGGTGCTGCTTTTGATTGTCGTATTGATAATCCGCAGGTCCAGAAAATCAAAATTAAAAGGTAATAGCGGATCGTCGTGTAGTTTCTTTGACTTCTTTGGTGGCTCAGATAGTGATGGCGGCGGTTGGTTTGATAGTGGCGGAGACGGAGGTGGTGATTAAAACAATGGCTAAATGGTGCAACCTCTATAACTGCTGGTGTGATGAGGCAGAAGGTATTGCAGAGTACGAAGGAGATTGTAGTTATGAGTGTAATCATTGTGATGATTGCGAGGAAGTAGAATATAAGGATTGATAAGCAACACAAGCCAGGCGTTAACCTGGCTAATACATATTTTTTTGGGGGTGGATTTGATGCAGGAATTAATAAAAGAGTACAAGCAGTCGATTAGGAATTTGCGTACAGCCAAAGTGGTACCGGTGGAGTGTAATAGTATGATTTCGGACACCATTTGGTCCATCGGAATCATGGAAACCGGGAGAATCCCGGGTACTAAGTGGACAACCGCCAGATGGGCAAAGGATAAGCGGGAAATACCAGTAGACATGCAGAATATGGCTAACTACTTAACCACTAAAAGAACTGCAGTTCAACCACTCTCCGATAAAGACAAGGAAATACTGGGAAATTTATTAGCCACCCTAACTGATCGGGAGAGGGAAGCATATTATCTTGTTCGAGGAGAAAAGTTTTCTTTCTCTCAGGCTGGGCGGTATATGGGCTGCAATAAGGGTAGCGTTCAAAATTTTGTTCAAAGGGCAGAAAAAAAGATTCAACTTGTCGTACGAAAGCAAACTATGAGTAGAGGGGTAATTTGATGCGGAAGGTTGTTGGTGCAGACCCTTTGAAAGTAAGTCCAATTCTTCCGCAGGATTTTCGCTGTGTGAACGGCGAGTGGATATATGAACCCGGTTGGCATAAAAATATCATGGTTAAAACAAAGTCTGAGGAACTGGCTGAACTGCAACAACGCAAGAAGAAAAGAAAATGAGAAGCCGCCTGTTGAGGGTGACTTTGTATATTTTACTTCCCAGAGGTAAAGCTAAGGCATATACCATGGGAGGGTAAAAAGTGCCTGAACTGAAGGAAATATTGAATAGAATTGAGGAACTGCGTCAAAAACTACACGAATTAGGTATGGCTAAAGGTTTAGCTGACCCGGAAGTTTTGGCCGCAAGTCAGATGCTTGATGCGGTACTGAATGAGTATTACAGATTGATGAAGAAGAAAATGGAGCCGCCTGAGTAGGGCGGTTTTACTATGTAAAATATTGTTGGGATTTGTCGGAAAATTAATAAAGGATATGCAACCCTCTTGCCGAATGTTGTTGGTGAGAGGGGGTGAGAAGAATATGAAAACGCAAGAAATTATTTATAAAATACTTGAAGTCTTGGACGAAGCGCTTGATCAAAACAATCCTGATTTTTCTAGTATTAAGCATGAAAATTTAGGAATTAGTAAGGAAAGATGGTCCTATGCGTTAGAAATGATGCAAGACGCCGGATTAATAAAAGGTGTTGTTTTTGTCAGAGGTGGTAATAATAGGGCGCCAATTAATAGTTTTATTGATAATATGAACATAACTTTGAATGGTATAATGTACCTTGCTGATAATTCAACGTCGGCTAAAGTTTATAAAGCGGCAAAAATGCTTAAAGACGTGATACCAGGTTTATGAAAACAAGAGCCTCCGGGCTCTTTTTCTTTTGACATAAGCATCCTGAGAGAAGGTGAGGTGATGTCAGATGTAGACTGGAAAATAATCCGAGAAGAATTTAAAAGCACAGATATATTGCTCAAGGATTTAGCAACCAAGTATGACCTTAAAGAAGGTACTGTCCGCAGTCGAAAGAACCGAGAAGGATGGGTTCGCGTTGCAACGCAGGGCGATAATGCAATGCAACGCAACGCAGATACATGTAACGTTACAGAGATCGTTGCAACGCAGGAAAAGCCGGAGCCCTTCCCCGGCCAGTGCGAAGCTATCGGCCATAAGTCTGGTGAAAGGTGCAAGAATAAAGCCTTGGATGGTGAACGCTTCTGTAAGGTCCACCTTGATGGATGGGAAGGTCAGTGTACAGCTCAATCGAAACAGACCAGGGAGCGCTGCAAGAAGAAGGCGGAGCCCGGTAAAGATAAATGTAAGTTTCACGGGGGGAAGAGTACCGGGCCACCACTGGGTAGTAAGAACGCTCTAACCCATGGAGCATATGAAACTATTTGGATGGATCAATTAGACGATGAGGAGCAGGAACTTGTAAAATCAGTGGTTCAGGACAAGATAAAATTATTGGAAGTAGATATACAGCTTTTGGCTATCCGCGAAAGGCGTATGATGAAACGAATAGCTAATCTTGCAGGACTTGACTATACGGTAGTAAAACTTAGGTACGAAAAGGGCGAAAGTCCTATGGGCCATATAGATAAAGTAAGCAAAGAGGAGCAAGCCACCTTAGGCCAGATACAAGAAATTGAGCGAGAACTAACCAAAGTTCAGGCTGAGTATACAAAAAAGATAGCTCTAAAACATAAAATGGAAATGGATATACAAGATATGGAGCTTAGGAGAGAAAAGCTTGAACTGGACAAGAAAAAGGCGCTAAAAGAAAGCGGTGATACGGATGGACAGAGGAATGAAGTAACCCTGACACCAGGAGAACGGAAGGTAAGAATTGATGAGCTTATCGCCAAAAGAGGAGCAAGAACTTGAGAAACTACTCAAAGAAGAGAAACAAGATAGGGCCCGCGAAAAGTTAATTAATTTTACGACGTACACTTACCCGAAATATCAAGTTAACTGGCATCACCGTATACTTTGTGATTACCTGGACCGTTTTGTTAGTGGGGATATAAAGAGGCTTATGGTGTTTATGCCCCCGAGGAATGGAAAGTCAGAGCTTGTTTCTCGCAGGCTTCCGGCCTTTATTTTAGGCAGAGACCCAAATGCAAGCATCATAGCGACAAGCTACACTGCTGACCTGGCAAGCATGATGAACCGGGATACTCAGAGGATAATTGATGATGATAAATACCTTGAACTATTCCCAAAGACAAGGCTTTTTGGTTCAAATGTTCGGACCGTAGCGAAGGGGAGCTATCTCAGAAATTCAGATATTTTTGAGATAGTAGGCCATAGAGGTGTTTATAAAAGCGCAGGTGTTGGCGGTGCCATAACAGGTATGGGTTGTGTTTTTGGCATTATTGATGACCCGATTAAAAACAGGGCAGAGGCTGAATCTCCGACATACAGGAAAGGCCTATGGGACTGGTACACATCGACTTTTTACACCCGCCTAGAAAAGGATGCTCGGGTGTTAATAACCCTCACGCGCTGGCATGAGGATGACCTTGCGGGCAGATTATTAAAACTTGCCCAAGAGTGCCCGGATGCAGACCAATGGACCGTAGTAAATTTTCCGGCCATTGCCGAAGATAATAGACATCCTGACGATCATAGAGAGACCGGGGAACCGCTGTGGCCTGATAAATACCCACTGAAAGAGCTTCTGAAAATGAAGGCGACAATGGGCAGTTATGAGTGGAACGCTCTTATGCAGCAACGCCCCAGTGTTGCCGGTGGCAATATATTAAAGCGCGAGTGGTGGAGATACTGGCAGATGTCTGGACAGGACTTACCCCCGGTTACTGTAAAGCTGCCGGATGGTGAGTTTATTTTAGTTTATCCGGAGAACCTACCACTTGGCTTTGACGAACAAATACAGTCCTGGGATATGGCCTTCAAGGACACAAAAATAAGTGCTTATGTGGTCGGGCAAACATGGGGCAGAAAAGGCGCTGATAAGTACCTACTTGACCAAATAAGGGATAAGCTTGACTTTGTAAAAACGATACAGGCAGTCAGGACATTAACGGCAAAGTGGCCTAAGGCTATGGCAAAACTGGTAGAGGATAAGGCAAACGGGCCAGCGGTTATCTCAGCCTTGAAACGTGAAATAACCGGGCTAATTGAGGTAAAGCCTGATGGTAGTAAAGAAGCCAGGGCCTTTGCCGTATCGCCTCAGATAGAGGCAGGAAATGTCTATTTGCCCCATCCGATGATCTACGGCTGGGTAAATGACCTCGTCGAGGAAATGACCAACTTCCCGAATGGAACATACAAAGATCAGGTTGATACTCTGACGCAGGCCCTGTCAAGGATGGCCGGGAATAGAATACCGGCTAAAGACTTACTGGATGGCGTAAACAATCCGCGCAACGAATCGGCAAGTATGGGGTGGTAGAATGGCAAGAAAAAACTTTGCAGAAGAAATAGGCTCAATAAGCAGGTCCTTATTTAACCGGCTGTCAGATACGGAATACCTTTCCCTGTTGACCTGGCCGAATAGCATAACAACCTATGACAAGATGCGTCGGTCAGATGCACAGGTACAAGCTTTGCTTTACTGCCTGGAACTGCCGATCAGGTCTACTAGGTGGTACGTGGAACCATACAATAAAAACAATCCTAAGGATGTTCAAATAGCTGAATTCATCGAGGAAAACCTTTTCTCAGGGCCACCAAAAGGTATGACTGTACACTGGGATGATTTTTTACGACTGGCACTACTGATGTTCAGCTTCGGCCATAGCGTTTTTGAAAAGGTTTATGAGGTGGACAGTAAGGGGTTTGCTAAGTGGCGTAAATTTGCTGAGAGGCCACATGAGACAATTAAGGATTTCAAATACGACGAAAAAGGCGGACCACTGCACGTTGAGCAATACGTTGCAGGGGCTTCTTTTGTTGAGATGCCGGTGGACAACTGCCTAATTTTTACCCATCGGAAAGAGGGCGGGCGGCTGCATGGCATACCGGTACTGAGGGCGGCGTATAAGCACTGGTTTATCAAGGATTTTCTCTTAAAAATAACCAACATCGGCATAGAAAAAAATCACGTAGGAACTCCTGCTATTAAACTACCAGAAACACCGCAAGAAGGAGATAAGGAAGAAGCTCAAAAAATAACCAGTAACCTACGGTCCGGGCAGGATGCCGGTGTTGTGTTGCCGCATGGCTTTACTCTTGAAATGTTCGAGGGTAAGCGGGTAGCTATTGAGGTTTTGCCCTATATCCAGTATCAAGATCAGATGATCGCCAAGGCTGCCCTGGCTCAATTCCTACAGCTTGGTACTGGCAGTGTAGGCAGTTTTGCCCTGGGCAAAGACCAGAGTGACTTCTTTCTGATGTCGCTAAACTCTCAGGCTAAGTATGTTTGTGATACCGTAAACAGTTACGCTATACCTCAGTTGGTTGATTATAACTGGGACGTTGAGGGATACCCGAAACTGAGGTTTGAGAAGGTTGGCGGTAGGAATACCTCTGGAATTATCGAAGGCGTCAAAAGTCTTGTCGAAGGAAGAATTATTCTCCCTGATGATGGGCTTGAAAAGTATATGAGGGAACTTATGGAGTTGCCCGAGATTGATGAGGAAACAATCCGGGGAGGGCAGCAAGAAGCTTTTATACCTCCTAAGCCACCGAAGGAACCAGTGAAGGCAAGTGAGTTAATTAGGTTTAGTGAGAACTCAGCGGATGATTTTAAAAAAGTTAAAGCTCTAATTAAGTCACTAAGCGCAAAAGAAAAGGATTCTATTGGTCCTCGCTGGTTTTTTGATGATTCGCAGTACAGATATTTTTATGAGCAGGACAGTAGTATCGGGGGCTGCATTGAATGTCGATTAATCGGCAAAAGGGCCTATCTAAACTTAATTGTCCACACTGATTTTAGAGGACAGGGATTAGCTAATAAGTTGACACAAAAGGCCATTAAGCAAATACCTGAAAAGTTCCCGGAGATAAAGAAATTCTATTGGTCGACTCATTCGGACAATGAAGCATCAATCCATATAGCTGAGAAGTATGGATTTGAGAAACATACCGAGGAGGGGAACGAAGTTCAGTATACTCTTGAATTAAGTGAATGCTGTAGCTGTGGTGGAACAAAAAAATTTGCTGAACCTGTATGGCGTAGGGACTTAACAGCTTACGAAAAAAGAATCAAGCTTTCCGAAATAGACCAAAAGTTTGACACCTCAGAAGAAGAGTTTGTCAAAAAGGGCATGGAGATCCTTGGTGAGCAGTTTGCGCCGTATTTAACGCAACTGGCCGCACTAATAACTGCAGGTAAGTGGGAAGAGGTAAGTCAGTTAGTGGTGGAAAGTGAACCATTGGCACAATTCATTAATGACTACCTTGCCGGGCTATTTGCTTTCGGTACAGAGCAGGCAGCGGGGGAACTTGAAACCGAAAAGCCTGGGGTACCGGATTTGAGCAAGCAGATAATCGGGCTCCGTGCAGCAACCATAACAGAAAAGATAATTTCAGCTATGAGCGCTAAAGTTGTTTTTGATGTGCTGAATAGTGTTGAGGCGGGAGAAAAGCCAAAGGATGCCGTTAATGCTGCAAAGCAGAACATCGAGGACTATATGAAGAAGGAACTCGAGGGTCATGCAACCGTACAGACAGCCTGGGCGATAAATAGCGGTAGGGATTTTGTTGCCGAGGAGCAGGGAGTAAAGAGAATCCAATATTCTGCCATTTTAGATAAGCGCACCTGTCCCTTGTGCAAAAAGCTTGACGGGATGATATTTAAGGCAGGTACGCCTGAGGCTAAGAGATTTAAGCCGCCGGTGCATCATAATTGCAGGTGCATTTTTGCCTACGTTATGCCGGAGGAGCAACCGCAGCCCGAAATAACATTTGAGCCGCCACCAGATGAATTGCTGCAGAAACACGGAAATCTAATAGCAAAATAATCACCTGTTGGGATTAAGGGATCCGCCCGGGCGGCGCTGCCAGCGCTCTTGTACACGATCAAGCTGCTTCCAGATTAATGGGGCAAGGTGCCTTATCCTATCGTCATTGGTCATTTTGTCGAAGGGATAGCCTCCAAAAAGCTCAGCAGCAATGTCTTCGTCAAGTCGGATGCTTATATCAACCTTTTTCTGTTTTGGCTTAACCCGTCCTTTTTGATCGGCACCAAATTCTAGTTGGATTATATTCTTCTTTTTGGTCATCATATTACTCCTTTCTATGAAATAGCTTGTCCAATGTAATTCTATAAAATTATTTTATATTCCTTTGAGGAGGTGAGATTTTGGGAAAAGATGTTGATGGTAAAAATTCAAGTAAACGCTTTAAGGCAAAGAAGTCCTGGCTTATTCGTAAAGGCATGAGCGAGGAAGAAGCACACAAAAAAGCCCGTGCCTATGCCGGAGGTAAAACTTCGCCAAAGGCAGGACAATCTGAGGAACCTATTATTGAGGAATTTTCTGCCTACACTAACCTTGTCGAGCTACCGGAAGAGGTAAGGGGACTACTGCCAATAGAAGCCCAGGAAGTATGGATGCAAGCTTTTAATGCCTTAGTTGATGGCAAGGATAGGACGAAATGCGAAGAAAGCGCCTGGACAGCGGTAGAGGGCGCAGGATACACAGTTACAGTAAAGGCGAGTGAGGGAATGGGTAAGTTTCATGGATTAATAGCTTTGGGTGAGGCTATGCTTACACCTGCACCGTCCGGAATGCAGTACTCGTCTACTTCGGTAGTTGAGATTATGCGGACAGGTCAATGGGAGCACCCTTTGTATGGCCCTCTCTCGATAACAGAAACAAGTATAGACGGATTTGTTGCTAATTTTTTCGCTAATGTCAGAGGTATTGATATTGCCGTAGACCAAGAACACAAGCCAGAAGAAGGTGCTATGGGATGGTTTAAAAAGCTCTGGAAAATACCCCGTGATGATGGCGACGGTTATAGTATGATGGCCGAAATACAATGGACATATCAAGGCGAGCAGCTGATTAGGGATGGTGTATATCGTTATTTTAGTCCCGAATTTCTTGAAAAATGGGAAGACCCTGAAAGTGGTCAGACGTATAAAAACGTTCTATTCGGGGGTGCCTTAACCAACCGACCGTTCATTAAAAACATGGACCCGATTCTTTTATCCGAGGAAGTCATGGAGACCCTCGGTTTTGTTTTAAAAGAAACCCAACCCGGGGGCAACCGGGATAAAAATAAAGGAGGTACAGACGTGAAACTTTTAGCAGAACACTACAAAGCCCTCGGGTTAAGTGAAAATGCTACTGAGGCAGAAGTACTGGCTGCAATTGCTGCAGTAAGCAACAATCCTGCACCTGACAAGCAGGACAATACAGAGGTTGTGCAGTTGTCTGAGACCGTAAAGACAATGGGCGAACAGCTTACTACAGCTCAGGCAGAGATTAAAAAGCTGTCCGAAACCAATATTCTGTTGGCCGAAGCAGCTAAAGCCGTAAAATGGGAGAGTATCTCTCAGAAGGCTTTTGCCGAAGGTCGCATGACAGTTGCACTGTCTGAGAAATTTAAGCCGCTGTTTATGGCAAACCCTGAAGCTATTGGGCCTATCATCGAGGAACTGCCCAAGGTTATTCCCGACGAAAGAGGACACTCTAACGCCGGTGGAGCAGCAGGGGACACTTCAAAGCTGTCTGAATCTCAGATGGAGGTTGCTAAAATGCTGGGGCTTAGTGAGGAGCAAATGTTGAAGGGCGCTCCTGAATGGATGAAAGCCCAAGGAGGTAAGGAATAATGCCATTAACTACAGGTACAAATAGGAAGAAAAAAGAGGGCGATTTACTCGCTTTGACTGTTAAAAGCGGCAGTGCTGTCTATAAAGGAGCTGCTGCATGTGTTGGCGCTGATGGATACCTAATTTCTGGAGCAGACACAGCTGGGTTAATCTTCGCTGGCGTAGCCTACGAGAGCGTAACCGGTGACGGCAGTCTGAAATGCCGGGTTGAGCGTAAAGGATTATACTTATTTACTATAGCTGCAGCAACGTTAGCCAACATCGGGGACGCTGTTTTTATCGTTGACGACAATACCGTTGGTCTAGCCGCAACCACTACCAACGACATTTACTGTGGAGTAATAGCTAATTTTGAATCAACTACCCAGGTTTGGGTGGATATCTACCCAGCACTATTGCAGACAGATGTAGCGACTCATATTGCTGATACTTCTGGTGCTCATGCTGCAAGCTCTATCTCTATTGCTGATGTTGGTACGTTTACGGCAGAAACCGACGTTGAAGGTGCTTTACAGGAAATTTACCAGGACTTGATTTCAGCGCAGAAGATTATTCCCATACCGCTGAACTCCTTCACCCTGGAAGACGGAACTGCCTTAACAAAATATGCTGCCGGTGGTGCGACTCCGGGATTTCAGCAGCTTGCCAACAAAGAGGTTGTTTTAACCTGGGACGGAAATGGTACGCAAACTCCTATCGCTGTCACCGTTCCTTTTGCTGATCCCGGAATTGATGATGCGGCTGCCTGTGTGGTCCATATTTTGGCCAGGATGGCCGGGGCTAATGATTCACCGGTAATTGTCCATGAGGCTTATTTTGGTGCCGGTGATACTGATTGTGCCGGAACTGACCCGGAAGTTACCGAAGGGGCAACCCTGAGCGAATACACCTGCACTATTGCGCATGGTGACGTACCTGCTGCACCGTCCAGTTTGACACTAATTTTAACTCCTACTGCCGGGCAGATGGCAACTGATGAGCTTTACATCTACGCCGCTTGGTTAGAAGTTACCAGCAAATTAAAAACTAGCTAACTAGCTAGCTAAGGAGGAAAATAATAATGGCTGTAGTAACAAGTGATTTCCTTGTCGCAACTTACCAGGGCCTGCGGGCTATTTACGATGAAACCTTTGAAAATACCAAGCCGGAGTGGGACAAGATTGCCATGGAAGCCCCATCTACCACTGAATCTGAGGTTTACTCCTGGGTAGCTGAAGTCCCCGGCATGAAAGAATGGGTTGACGAGCGCACCTTGGAAGCGCTGAAACAGTTCAGCTTCACTATCAAAAACAAGGACTGGGAGTCTACCATCCCAGTTGATCGCAACACTATGGAGGACAATAAACTAGGCCAGATCAAGCCGCGTATTCAAGACTTGGGCATGGCCGCTAAGACACACCCTGACGAGCTTGTATATACGCTGCTCGGCAACGGGTTTTCTAACACTTGCTTTGATGGCCAATACTTTTTTGATACCGATCATCCGTTGGCTGACGGTACTACCCAGAGCAATAAGTTAACTCTTGCCTTGGATGCTACTGGCCTACAAACGGCTCTTGCTATTGGCCGCAGGCTAAAAGGATACACCGGGCGGGCGCTTAATATCGTTTTCGACACCCTGGCTGTACCGCCTGAACTGGAAATCCCCGGCCGCAAGTTGCTTTTTGCTGATAAAGATAACTATGGAGCGGACAACGTCTTGAAAGGTGTTATCCCTAATCTGGTAGTCAATCCGTACCTGTCCGACACTAACAACTGGTTTATTTGCTGCACTAAGCGTCCGCTGAAGCCGATCATCTTGCAGATGCGGAAACGTCCCGAGTTTTTAGCTCTTGATAAGCCTGATGACTTCACTGTGTTTATGAAAAAGCAATTCTTGTATGGCGTTGATGCCAGATATAATGTCGGCTTTGGTATGTATCAGTTGGCCGTTGGCTCCGAAGTAGCTGCTTAGTTTTAATTTAACGCAAAGGTTCCGGATAATCTCCGGGCCTTTGTAATTTAGAAAGGAGATTTGATTATGCCTAGATATTTTGTGAGGGCACTTCAACCGCAGGGATTTTGGAGAGGTGGTATGCACTTTCCTGTTGACGGTATCGAAATTGATACCGAGCAACTTACCAAACAGCAGGCAGAGCGGATCATAGGTGAAAAGCGGATGCTGCTTATAACTGAAGTACAGGAAAAACCAGAAGCGCCCAATGATCTGGAGAAAGATGCGAAAAATGCAAATGCGCCAGACCATGAGAAAATAAAATCAGGGAAAGGAAAATAATTTATGAAAAAATATTTAGGTGTCAAAATCATTGAGGCAGAGCCGATGAATTTAGGGGATTACAACAATTTTAGAGGCTGGACTATTCCGGAAAATGAAAATCCTTTAAGGGATGGGTATAAGGTTGTGTATTCTGACGGATATGTAAGTTGGTCGCCAAGGGAAATATTTGAAGAAGCGTACCGACCAACCGATGGACTCACCCTTGGGTTGGCCTTTGAAGCAGCAAAGAAAGGCTTTAAGGTGGCCCGTGCCGGTTGGTATGGAAAAGGTTTGTTTGTTGTCTACCAGAAAGGTTACCCACAGGGAATTCCGTGCAATAAGCAAACCGCTGAGGCGTGGGGTATGAATGAGGGTGACTTGTTCATATGTAACCCGTACCTGCAAATTAAGCAGGCGGATGGCAGTCACAGTATGTGGGCGCCGAGTATAGGCGACGCTTTAGCTGAAGATTGGATGATAGTTGGCGGAGTGGCAGAGTAATGCCCTATCACATCCAGTCAGACGTTGAAGCCCTGCTTAAGCAACTAAATCTTACCTTCACGGCAAACTCGAAAATAACCGTAACTGACCTGGCAAAATACATAGCCGACACCGACCGCTACATTGACAGTCGCCTGGCTAATACCTACACGGTACCGGTTGCGGATGTAGAAGCTAAAGCAATTCTTCTCCCTGTAGCTGCTCAACTGACAGCCGCTAAATGCTGGCGCATTATCTATGCAGCCCAGCAGGGGGAAAGCAACAAAGCCAGAGAGTGGGAAAGCCAGTCCGAGAAAGTCCTTAGCATGGTAATTGCAAAAGAAATGAAATTTGGTCAGGCGGCTAAGGCCAGTTCGGTAAATACTCCCTATTCTGCCATGGCTGATTCAGAGGCTATCTGGAAAATGAATACTGATCAGTGGTGATATTATGCTGAACCTTAGATTTGAAGTTGCCGGAGATGTTCAGTTGTCCAGGATGCTGGACCGGGTGAGCGAAGACCTGTCCAATATGAGGCCTGCCTGGGACAGAATACACCAGAATTTCCTCGAGGGTGAGCACGGCACTTTTTCGCTGGAAGGTGCCTTTGGCGGTAAAGCTAAGTGGAAGCCTCTTAGTCCAAAGTATGAACTATGGAAAGAGCAGCGATACCCAGGGCAACCAATTTTAGTTTTAACCGGCGCACTAAGGGCAAGCTTAACCCAGTCAAGCGATCCTGATCATATATACGAGCCGACAGATACAGGTGTTACTATAGGTACTAAAAATAACCTTGGGCTGTTACACCAAAAGGGGACCAGAAAAATGCCTGCCCGTCCTCCGGTTGAACTAACCGCACAGCAAAAAAACGAATGGGTAAGTATCATGCATGATTGGCTCTGGGGTGAAGTTTTGCCGTGGCAAAGTCAATCAGAATTAGGCCCACCGAGGTGAGGAAATGCCTAACGCAGAAAAAATAACCGATGTCTGTAAGTCAATTATTGTTAATAACATCGAAGCAAAACTGGCAGAGATAGACGCAGAGAACGGCAAGGGGATTGTCACATCTACTCCTGCAGAGTATTTCAGCAGGGAAATAGACGAAAATATGATGGTCAATTACCCGGCCTGCAAAATATCGTATTTGCGCTTTTCTAAGGTCGGAGAATTTAGTTGGCGGCACTATTTAAACATTGAATTCTACCTGGTTAATCACAATCAAGATGAACTTGAAATACAGATCAAGCGGATGGCCGCTGCTGGACAAGAGATACTGGAAAAGGAACTGTATTGGGGTGGGTATGGCTATGACCAGCAGGTGAGCGATGGGTTTATTAGCAGCGTATTACCTATGGAATCCGGCTTTCTAAGGGCCTGCCGGTTGCAGTTTAGCGTAGAAACTATTGAGGAGTGATTTACATGCCTACAAATGTTAACTTGATCCATGTCGGGGCCGGTACATTGTCGCTTGACGAGGGACTGGCTGGCGCTCTTACGGTAGCGGTCACCGACGACGGAGGATCGCTTGCATATTCTCAAAGCCTTGAATTTATTGAAATTGAAGAGGCTATCGGGGCTGTTGATGCTTATATTACGGGTGAAGAATGTACTTTTTCGATAACCTGCAAAGAGAGTGAAGCGGCTAAAGTAAAGATGGCTATGGGGCACGGTACTATAACCACTACGGCGGCTGCCGCTGGCGTAAAGGGCAAAGATGAACTTGAGTTTGGAAGTAGTAGTGCGGTTACTAAAAGGACATTAAAATACACTGTTCCGCGCAGGCATAACCCAGCTCTTAACATAATTATTGAGTTATGGAGCGTGGTGGCTGTTCCTAAGCTGGAAAAGAAATTTACCAAAAAGGGACAGACAATGATCGCTATGACTTTCCGTGCAATCAACGATATGACAAAGAATGCTGGGAAGCGCCTTGGCAAGATCACGTATGAAACTGCTGAAGCGACAAGCTAAGGGAGGGCTAACTAAATGCCAAGAACTGCATTAGCTGTACAATCATGCGCCGTAACTGGACTAGAAACTGTTTACACTGCCGCTAACGTTGATGGTCATAGCGTTGCAAATAACGGAGAGATGTTTTTGCACGTAAAGAATGAAGCTGTCGCTGATATAACCGTCACCCTGGTTAGTGTCGCCGACCCGTGGGGCAGGACAGGGGATCGTGCGATTGTTGTTTCGGCAGGTGAAGAAAGAATGATCGGGCCAATCCCACCCCTGCTTTTTAACCAAGCTGACGGCACTGTTAACGTAAACTTTTCGGCTGTAACCACTGTCACGGTAGCAGCCATAAGGTTGAGGTAAGACATGGATAAACTTTTAAGAGAAACCAAACCTGCCCAGGGATACTTGCCCGAGGTTGTCCCTGGGCAACATTGGAACCCTGACGCTGATGGTGGCAATGGCGGGTATGAAAAAAATTATGGTAGCGGTGGGGCTGCAAGGGTACTACTGTGGGGATTGGATGGCAGTGCCTTATTGACAGAAGAGAAGCCTGGTCATGTCGATGTTATTGACAGGGCAGGCCGGGAGATTGGGAAGGTAAGTGCTGATAATTTAGACATAGCTTTGTCTGTACTGCGCGACGCAATTACGAAGACCGGAGAGACATCTAAGACCCTAGCTGACGTTGTAAGTGCCCTGGCGTCAACTTTAAATGTCCAACTAACTGGTAGTATACCTGAGTATTCTTGGTTTGATAGTGCGACACCACCGACACCAGCGGAACCGACAAAATTAGCTTGGGGATATAATTTTAACACGACAACCGGAGTTGTAACTGTCTATGGTTGGTCTGGTACTGCTTGGGTGGAGGTGGTATAAGTGTTTGATTTTTTAAGAGCAAAAAAATACATGGATATAGAAATCGCAAAAATAAACGGTCAAGGTGCAATTCAAGGAGCTATTGCAATTACCATTGATGATGGGTTAGAAAGCGCCCCAGTAGCGGCTACTATCTTGGAGAAATATGGTAGCAGGGGCACGTTTTTTATTGCTACTGGATATATCGGTAGTGCTGGTTATATGACTTCTGCTCAAATTCAGGAGTTATATGATGATGGGCATGAAATAGGTGCACATGGTATTGATGGTACAAGTCTAACAACTCTAACAGAATCAGAAGCAAATAACGCATTAAAAACTCCCCAAGATACTTTAATTTCACTCGGTATTACTTCAAGAAGTTTTGCATATCCATCTGGTGCAGGGGCAGCAAGAGAACATAAACTGGCAAGTCGGTATTATGACAGAGTGAGAAGTAACCAATTTAACTCTTTAACCGAAAATGGTTTTATAATATATCCTTTTACCAGTGTACAATCAGCCGAAAAAGAAACTGTTAAAAATATAATCACGCATATAGCCAAAACAAAACAAAAGGCAGTATTTATTTTCCACAGAATCGGCACAGCAAGCGGTATTTATATGTTGCCGGATGACTTTGAGGAAATTGTTAAACATGCCTATGACCTTAAAGTAGCAATGTTGACTTTAGAAAATCTTACATCACCTTCATGGAATTTTATTCCTGACCCGTGGTTTGAACAATCGTTATCAACTGGTAGTTTGGGATTTGGTTGGATTAAATCTGGTGGTCTTACTTATACTATAGTTCCTGGTGCTAGTCCGTGGGGTGGTAATGCGGTTACTATAACAGGTGGTAATGGTGCAACTACTGGATATATAGTAGCGAGATGTGCAATTAAACCTAGCATATCAAGTATGTATTTGAGACTTCCCTATAAAATAGTTGGATTAACTACAGGATACTTGTATATATCTGCCTATTATTATGCAGCCGACAGAGTTACTTTAATATCATCACAAAACCTACCCAATATAACAGCTGACATTGATTGGACTGTTGGCTCTTTAGATTTGACTATCCCTGCAAACACACAATGGGTAGATGTCAGGCTTACCAGTGCAAACGCAAACGCGGAAGCTGTAATATCTCTTGGAAGGGTGGTTTTAAGTCCGTCATATGCTGGCGATTGGGCTGTTAATCCATCTTAATTACCCAACTAACGGAGGTGCGTTAGTTGGATATTGCAAGGTTCGAAAAGAGCAAAAAATGAAGACCTCTTATTTCTGAGAGGTCTTTTCCAGCTTAAGCACATCACTAATTTTACAACTTAATGTCTCACAAATTTTTGCAAGGTTATCTAATGGTAGCCTGGAGGTTTCATTATTACACATCTCATTTATTGATGCCAGGCGAATACCCGTTAATCTTGCAAGTTCTCTTTGAGACATGTTTTGCTTTTCTAATAACCCGGCCAGATTTATTCTAACTATCATAATTACAGCTCCTTTTATTTGTTTCGATTATATTAACATATTGACCCGCAAAACGGAACATGTTAATATAATATTAGTGTTACGCTAAACGGAACAATAAGGGGGCGGCAACTTGTTACTCACTGAAGCTTGGAAACTCTACGAGGGGGATAAAAGGCTTTTAGGATATTCTCTCCACACGCTTAATGCATACCAAATACAGTCTAACTTATTGATTAGACAAATAGGGGATATTGAAATTAAAGATGTTACCCATCTTGCTCTTAAAGAGTATTTGATTAAGCAGGTACATCTTAAGCCTGCTAGTATCGGGCACAGAATAAAGTTCATACGGGCCTTTTTCCGGTACCTGCATGAAGAAGGATTTTTGGAGCGAAATGTCTCCTCGAAATTAAAAGAACCAAAACAGGGAGCACGCATCCCAAAGGCACTGAATACTGAGGAGGTGGAGTTGCTACGTGATGCCTGTAATAGTGCATTGGAAAAGGCGCTCACTGAATTTTTCTACGCCACAGGATGTCGGATAGGCGAAGTTTTTGGACTGAACATAAAAGACATTAATTGGCAGACAAGATCCGCTCTTGTCATTGGCAAGGGTAACAAACAGCGCGAAGTGTATTTCACTGAGAGGTGCAGGATATGGCTGCAGAAATATTTACAGAGTCGGACCGATGAACATGAAGCCCTGTTTGTAACAGTCAGAAAACCTATCCGACGTATGTC